AAATTAAACTCATATTTCATGTCCACGATGAGGTCATCATTGAATGCAACGAAAGTGACGCTGAAACGATTTTGGAGAAAACAATCAAGATCATGTCCACACCACCAACATGGATACCTGACATACCCTTGGCGGCGGAAGGGAAAATTTTTACCTGCTACCAGAAATGAAGTATCGCTACCTTAAAAATCTCCGCGAGGAGAGCGCCCACTACACCTCTGATCTCAGTAAACTGAAGAAACAAAAGCCTTCATTTCAAACGAAGGCGGAATACAGGGAGTGGTGCGCTGACGCACAAACTGATCATGTCTTTTACTCAACCGTTGAAGGGAGAGCCCCGTCGAAACGTGTAAGTAACGGCAATCCCGCCCATAAAATATATGGGGTTACGGCAGACTATGATGCGTCAGTTGACTGGTCCGCAATTGATAGTGACCTGAAATACAAATGTGGTAATAACAAAAAGCCAACGTGGAGATCCAGAACTCAGTCAGGATACCTTCGCCTAGTCTGGGAGTTTGAAAACCCTATCCCGATTGAGCCAGACATGTTCGACACCTTCATGTTGAACATGATGAAATCACTCCAGCTCAACAAGCTGTTTGCGGGGTTTGACAGTTCTTCATTACGCGCCAACCAGTACTTTGAGTTGGGGGAAGACTGGGTCAAAACATCAGGGGCATTGCAATCAGATATTATTCAGGCCGCGCTGGCAAAATCAGTGTCCGATAAACCTCCCCAATCCAACGACACATCCATACCCATCAATACTATCGCGGAGGAAGTGAAAGCGAATTTCCCCAACAGGTGGGTTGGGGACTTTGAGATTGGGTCGCGGGGTCCATTGTTCTGGATCGACGACGGGGTCAACAGGGATGGATGCCAAGTATGCGAGGACGGTATCGTTTGCTACAGCGACAGGGCAGGAAAAGGATTCATGTCATGGCGCGACATATTTGGTGCCCAGTTCGTAAAGGATTACGAAGAAAGGAAACTTGCGGGGCTGCTGAATGATTACTGGTTCAACGGGCGCAGTTTTTTCAAAGTCCTTTTCAACAGCGCCGTCTCAATACCCCGCGACCAGCTAATTTTGGAGTTCAAGCAGGCGGGCTTTTCCCCGAAGCCGCGCAAGAATCAACCGTTGTCAGAAGTCGAGGCAGCTATCCTGACCGTCAGCAACCAGAACAGGGTTGATGAGATCGCCCCTGTTGTCTTTTCGAAAGACCGTGTAGTTAGTTACAACGGCCACAGGATCTTGAATTGTTCCAACATTAACCCAGTCGAGCCTGATTCAGATGGAGACCCATCCAAGTGGCCGTTCCTGTCCGATTGGCTGGGGCAGTTGTTTGTGGATAGCGGGGAGCGCCCCACCTTGGAATATTTCTATTCGTGGCTCAAGAGGTTCTACATGGCTGTTCTCGATAAGGAGTTCGTGCAGGGGCAGGCTTTGCTTCTTGTCGGGGCAACGAACAAGGGTAAATCACTGCTCTCAAATAGAGTAATCAGCGGGCTGGTCGGGGGGTATGCAGATGCCTCAGACTACCTATCGGGTCAAACAAAGTTCAATAAAGCCTTGGGGCGATTTGCAACATGGGTGATCGACGACACCACTTCAGCAGCTTCCTTCCAAGACCAGCGAAAGGCAACAGAGTTGATCAAACGTGCGGTTGCCAACCCCCGTGTTGAATATCAGGCCAAATACGCGGATGCCTTGAGTGTCCCGTGGACAGGGCGTGTTATCATGTCGCTCAACATGGACATTAACAGTCTCTCCGTGATACCCTCTCTGGATAGCAGCAACAGGGATAAGCTGATGGCGCTGCGCGTTAGAGATGACGCCACCAGTGATTTCCCCCGCAATTCCGTTCTTGAGAAGACCATCGAGGATGAGCTTCCCTTCTTTGGCAAATTCCTTCTTGATTGGGTAATTCCAAAGGAGGTCGAGGGCGTTGGTCGATTTGGGGTGCAATCCTTTATTGATGCTACAATTGCCGATGCCGCTTATGACAATAGCAGTCGGAGCACGATTGCAGAACTGGTGGAATTCTTCGTCAAGCGATGCCGCGAACTCAATGAGTCATTGCCACATTGGGTGGGAACTCTCACCGAATTCCAAGTGGCCCTACACGATTTCAACAATGGCCGAAATGTTGGAATGTCAGGCGATTTGGAATTTGTCAGGAGGGGCATGGCCACTCTGGAAGAATCTGGCAAGAATAATCCCCATGTCCGACCAGTCAAATCAAGGGGGAGAGGGGGTGGTAAAATATGGGAAATCAATCTGTCCGGTGATTACGACATTAGCGTAATGGTGGAAAGGAGTCTGGACGGCGCAGAGATTTAATTGATAAATGGTAGCCGTCGCACAGATAAGTGAACCCCGTATTGTCGGTATCTCCCTTGCTCTTGAAGTTCTTGAGTTTCGTGGCGTGGTGACGGCTGGCCCAACCAACTAGCCACACTCTGGAAAGATCCTTGTGGACTCTGGTAAAAAAATAGATGTCGGCACTCAGCTCTTTGTTGGATGCTGAGTTCACACTGGCTGTGAAATGGAGCTTGGGAGGCGTGGTGCATGTCTTGGATTTTACATCCACCTTTTTCTTATTGTAAACGTAATCATGGGTGTAGCACTGTTCTCCAACATACACCGCTGTGTCCATGTATTTACCAAAGGCCACCTCCCCCAAGAAGCCCGTCATGCGCCCTGCTCCTCGCGTGTATGAATTCGGGGGAACCCCCAACGATTTAGAACGCCGGAAAGCCTCCGCAACGTCATCCCCATTTGGGTGAAACAAGACGAAACGGTTCTTCAACTGCCGGAATTGGCTCTTAGTAGCCACTCTTCTTCTTGAGGAGCTTCTTAGCCCTCTTACCAGCTTTTGAAGGAGGGCTGTGAGTGAACCCTCTTTCCTTCAATTCCAGACGTTTGTCGTTGGTCGAGGCCATTTGAGATTTGCCCGTCTTTGGGTCATACATCAAATAGGGTCTAAATTTTTTCTTGGTATGGGGCATATCTTATTGGGTCGTGAACTCGCTTTTATCTTTTTGGGATCTCTCGTAGCGAACGATTATGTTGTTCCCGCTCCCGCGCTGCGTGATCCGATGGTTGTGAGGCTCATCAATCAAAACAGTGTCGCCATTCGTCGTCTGTGATTGCAACACGCTTACCGCTGCCAAAGGGGCCGTGATGTGAACTAGTGCTCCCACTCCTTTAGGTCTGTCTGCTTTACGCCAATAACCATTATTGTAATTGTGGTAACAGGACTCGATGATGACAGAAGGTCGCTTCTGCCCCCTGCCCCTCTCATCGTTGATATGGATTGCTGCTTCTTGTGCGGTTTCAAAATGGCTATCCCTGATGCTCACCCGACAATATCCTGAGATATCAATGTGTCGTTTCCATTTTCCGCGCCCGTGGATCTGAGCGATAGTGTTGTTGTGCCAGCTAAAGCGGTCGCTCAGAGCGCGAGCCAAAAACCCGATTGAGTCAGGATTCTGCGGGTCAATTATATGGCAGTCAGAAACCCTAAAATGGTTTGATGACATCCCCGTTGTTTCAAAAGCAGCCTTTCGCGTGCCCCGCATGAACAGGTGGTGGAAATGGGTGCCCTCCAGAAACCCTGACTGGAGTTGGATGGTTACAAATTTAGGGTCACAGGAAGGGTCCACAATCATGGCCAGATGGCTGATTGAACTATTTTTTGCTGGTCCCTTGAGGAGTATCCCAACGTCGGTTAGACCCAAGAAGTGGAGAGCGGTGGCCTCTCCCTCTCCTTCTAAGGAGACGTAGCGTCCACCAAGGCTGATCGTGCTACGAACACTCCAGAGCCCCGCAGGGAGCCTTATGGAGCCGCCCGTTATGTCACCTGTGATATACTTAACGCTTAAATTCTTATTCCAATCATTAAGAGCTTGAGCCCCAACCCGCTTGGCTTGAGCCGCAGCCTCAATATGAGGGCCAATATCGTTGACCTTTGCTGGGTCGTAACCACTCCACCACCCCACCTGAACCTGCTCGCCACCGAAGTGTCCACGGATTTGCCCCGCGTCGGCATCAAATATTTTGTGCCGGTAGTCCTCGTCAGGGGGACCATCCAAATACAACCGTGCGTTGGGAGCCAGCGTCGTAAGGCCAACGGATTTCCAGCGCACCCCGTAAGGAATCCTTAAGGTTCCTGTAAGGGTCGGTGGGAGTGTCTCACACGCGAGCGATTGTGCAGAGGATGTCATCTCTTGGAGCGTTTAAGGAACCGGTCCCATGCGGGGAAAAAAATATCATCCATGCAGCGGACAATTGCCTCCTGTTCGTAGCGTTTACAAAACCCTACCCCCGAAAGAGTCAGAGCGGCCTCGACCATCTCGTGGCGAATTATGTCGTGTAGCTTTTTGCCAGACAGAGTCTGCTCGATGAATATCGATTTGCGGTCATGGGAGTAGTAGCCGAAGCACTCGTCGTCGCTCAGATCCCCCCGAACGATTTTGATCGAAACGCCTGCGACACGAATTGACTTTGGAAGATTCATTCATCTGCAAACTTGACGATAGCCTTTGCGTAAACGCCCGCCAGTTTGCCTCGATTGTTGTTAATCTCCCGCCACGAGTCTATATGACTCCCAAAAAAGGGTTCCGCGATCACTGCGTAAGGAGGAACTTTGCGCAGGAAATAGGATCCGCGTTGTTTGCGGTGGCGGGGTTTGATGCCCCGCGATTTCATATCAGGATACGCAGCAGCCATCTCGTCGCGCAGGGCCGTTGCGAGGCGCTTCCCACCGCTGCTGGTGTGCCAATACAGCCACTCATGGCCGCTCGCGGACGAGGTTGCTGAATTGAAATGGAGTTCGATAACGGCATCAATTTCGTCCTCTTTGAACTTCCGCGCCAGATAGTTAATAGCTCCGCTGTAACTGCGGGCCGGATAGTGATCGTAGATGGCGTAGCCGTCACCTATCGCCCAACCGTGTGTGTTACTCAGAACATGCGCAATGCGCCGAACCATATCCCTATTAAAATCCCATTCTGACAGAATGTACTCACCATGTGAGTACGCCCCTTGGTCCCCCAAGCGGCTGTGGCCAACTGCTAATCCTATTTTCATTTCTCTGTGGCTCCCTTCGCAGCCCGTCTGAGTAAGGCTCGTTTATGTTTCGCGGCGGCAATGGACGATTGTTTGTTAGTCTCCTTTGCCCGCCCCATAACTTTCAGTGCTCTTTTCATTTCTTCCGAAGCCCCTCGGTCGAGTAATTCAGAATAGGCATCGCGGGATTTATCCCTATCTGCCATGTTCTGCCGCAATCTCTGAACCCCTTTAACAATGCCATAGCCAGTCCGCACTGGGTCAGCAAAGCCCTTAACAAAACGATCAACCTGAGTCACGTTTGGGTCAAGGGCCATAGCCTCAACTTCCGCTGCCGCTTTTGCCCGCTCTGCTTCCGCTCTCTCCACTGAATCATGGAGACGGAAACCGGGAATCAGTTGAACTGATTCCCACGC